GCTCTTCTTTTTGAGCTTCTAACCTACTTGAGTAATATTTAACTACCTCTATGTCTAAACCAACAGTTTCATTCAGTGCGTGCCAAAGACTGTTCCTACTTGTTTTCTGTTTTGGTCTTTTTGTTGTACCACTTCCAACATATACAATTTTACCATTGTCTTTTCTTTTATGAGTATAAACACAATAATCCATTTCTTCCTTCAAAGAACTCCACAATAAACTCGTTAGCAGGAAGGTGAAGAATCTTCTTTTCGGGGATCAGCCTAGCTAGGAGTAATTAACACATTATAGGGTACTCTTGACAAATACCCTATGTTTGTTAACTAAATATTAGTTGCTTGAATACAAACGAACAACAGCTTGAGGTTTAGTTAGCACGTTTACAAACGAAGATTCTGACTGAACAGTGATCTCGGTATTGCTTTGGTTCTTAAACATCCAGACATACACTTCTTCTGCCAAAGTATTGATTGTGTCAAAGCGTGCAGCAGGGGTAAAGTATGTCTTGAACACATCAGTAGTACCTTCAGCAACCATATAGGCGTCTCCAGATGGGATAAACAGTTGACCGTTATAACCACCTCGGACTTCGATATAAGTTACACCACCGTATTCAAAGCGTTGGAACTTACCAGAACGGAAACCTTGACGCAAGGGTTCTTGAGTACTAGAGTAATAAGTGAAAGCTGCTTGCACCTTAGCATGTTTGGTCAGTTTAGCGAAAAACACTGGAGAACAATAAACAGTAAAACCGTTAATAACTTCGCCAGACAAAATCGTATCTTGAATTGCAGCCACGGCCTCTTGGACAACTTGATTAACTTCAGTAGTAGAAGTACCAAGAGTCAAGTCCTTCTCAACACGAGCGATACCAAAGTCAGTGTAGAAGTTAGCAGCTTGGGTAGCGTTTGGTGAGTACTGAGCACCAGTCGTCAGAGTCACCCAACGTGCAGTCTCAAGGGTAGCAGCGTGCGAACGGCGGATGCTTTCAAGTTTCTTAAAGATACGCTCAGATTCCACATCTGGTTGGTCAGCAGTACCGAAGCGACGAACACCTTGAAGTTCACTTGCGAACAAGGCATCATCCAGTGGGTGGAACGTGCTAGAATACGTCAACATCTTACCACCGGGTTGTTTGTTCACGTTATGGCGAGTACCACGGTGCATATCAGGGATAACACTGATGGCTTGACCGAGAGATTCAAACTGGAGAGTATTCTGAGAGATGTACTCATTAGAGAACAAACCCTTTTCGTTCAACAAACCATACTGATTAGGAATGAGGTTAACGGACTGGGTGTATTCAACTACTTTATTAGGATCGGTAAAATCGCGTGCAATGGTCATATTTGTCCTTAAATGTTAATTAAGAGAGAACTCTGTCTCTCTGTTTATTTTTGTTAGTAATTAAGATCAGGCAATAGCCAAACCATCATTAACGAGAATACGTTTAGCAGCGAGTGCGTCGTACACAGCTTGGAGTTCAGGGCCGGTATCTGTGCCAGCACCAACAACCAACAGAGCTTTATTCAGGATCAAGTCACCACGAACGAAAGCAAGCACGGAAGTATCGGTGGTAGCTGGAACTGATTTATCTTCAGCAACTACAACAGCAGCTACTTCAGACCCGTCAACACTAGCAGCGTCTTGAATACGGTATTTACCACTAGCGGTGATTTTCCCGAGTACCGTGCCAACAGCATAAGTCTTTGCAGTACCTTCAAGAGCAACTACTCGCTCACGGCACCATGCAAACTCGGGCATTTGTTCATATTTAACTACATCACTGTATTTCACAGGGTATGTCACAGAGGTTACGATTGCCATATTTATTCCTTTATATTAATTACTTAGCTTGAGCTGCTTGACGGGCTTTAGCGATTGCTAGAACCTTACCTTCTGGAGTTTCAGCAGGTTTATCCACAGAACTCTGCAAGCCTTTTTCTACGAACATCTCCGATGTACCAACCGAGGCTTGCATTGCCGTCATAGCCGCCATAAAAGCACTAAAGTCTTCTTCGGATTCCAACTCCAGACAAGCCTTGGCGATGATCGCTTGATGCTCTACGTTCTTGATAACAGCAGCTACTTTGTCAGTTTTAGCTTTGACGATAGCTTGCTTTTCTTGTTCTTTAAAACCTTTAATCAAATCAAGAGCTTTTTGCAGTTCTACTTTTTGTTCATCAAGAGCTTTCTGAATAACAGCTACTTGACCTTCATCGACTTCTTGAGTCATTAGTTCTCCTTTAGGTTTAGTTTCTTTGGACTTCTTTGCAACTTGCTTTGTAGGAGGCTTTACAGCATCTACTTGCTTCATCACTCCTTCAAGCATTGCCTGATCTTCTAGAAACTGTAAATAATCAGTTTCGCTTAGAGATGCTAATTGAGTAACGTGATTACCTTTTTGCATACTCTTGAGTACTGTGAATGACGCAACTTGTTCATCAATATAGTTAGTTGAATCCAAAGGGTCATTTGTAGGTTCTGGAGGCTCATACCCCATCAGGCGAGCCAGAACTTGAGAGTCTGTGTAGTACAATCCAAAGAACTTCTGCAAGAACTCTGGAATATCCAAAGTAACTTGAATCTGCTGTGCTTTCTTGATCGTTTCTTGAGAGAAACCAGCAGTAGCTTTCATTTGGAGAGTCTTTGAGAATCCGTTGGCGGGGCCACCTTGAGAAGCACTAACAAGTGCAATTGCTGCACCTTCATGTTCAAAAGAAATGTCCGTTAGTTTCTTTGTTGCTTTTTGTTTTGTTTTATCTGTCATAATATCCTTAATCTTGGAGTGGATGAACGTTAGCTAAGGCTTGGATTGACAACCCATTTAAACTACCGTCTTTAACAGCACTCCAAATATCATCATCCTTACAGTGAATAGTGGCTACCCATGTACCTTTTTTAATCAGCTCTTTATCTACAGTCATATCCGCTAAAGTAATGTAGGATTCATCGAAAGAGAATCCATTAGTTTCAACCATATGAAGCAGATTAGCTTTATTACAGAAACGATTAAAAGAAATACTAGCTTTCTGTACATCTTCTGCTGAGTACCAATCTCCATGTAAATCAGTGGTTGTACCATCAGACTCTTGTGGTTCAAGTACAATAAACGTAGCTAGACGTTGCTCATCATTAAGTGATTTAGCTATTAATTTAGACTTTACATTGTTTAGAGCAATTGCCGCACCTTCATGTTCAAAAGAAATATTTGAAAGTTCCCTGACTGCTTTATATTTTGTCTCTATAGGAGTACTCCTTTGTTTAACTAAGGTAAGACCCAGCGTAATAGAAAGAACCTAATAGCATTGCACTAATAGGTGATACTTCAATCAAGAGTGTTCTTAGATGAGCACGAATGTACTACGTTGATTTCTCTTGGATTCTTCCAGAGTCATAAGGTAAGATGTACCTCTGTATAGACTGTTAAATTACGCTGGTAGTCTTAGCTGTTTATGTTGTGGTTGTATCTTATGTTATGCACAAAGTGCATACATAGAACCTAGTAGGATTATACCACGGTGTAATAGCTTTAGTCAATAACTACATTGAATTAATAGTTATTTTCTACTATAGTTATTTCTCACTCAAAGCACAGCTTGTGAACTCACGTAAAGTAAGCATCACAGCAGGCCATAACAAAATGAAGTACTCACGGTACTCCAAGGGGAAGAACTGAGAGATCACTTGGGCTTTTACTTCGAGGATACTCAAGAGAATACCCGCTAGAGCAATGCGGTAGGTCTTGCTGCGGAGTCGCTGTAGGAATAGATCAAGCATTTGTTTCCTTGGTTAGTTACGTGGGAGGGAGGGCAAAGGCCCTCCCGTTTGTTAGGCTGTGTTATCAAGATTATTACTAGAAGTGTCTGTACCAGTTACAGTCGTAGCTGTACCATTGCCTGTGGTTCCAACCTCCATCCCAGCACCTGACTTCGAGGTAAACCCCGGCATGTACTCTGGTTGTGGTTCCAGTTCAGATGCAAGCTCATCTACCCCGATAGCTCTACGGATTCTGTTAAGAACAGGACGATCAACTTCGAGGATAGACGTACTAGCAAAACGTTGACAAGCTTTTGAGAATGCCTCTAAGTCTTCTGCTTCTAGGTTATCAACATCGAAAGAACAAGTACGAGTCTCATCAAAACCATTTAGTTTATAAGTATGTTTGATTAGATAATCATTTAGTACACGGATAATACTATTAGTCAGGTTCTCAGCTTGAGCACCAACTAATGAGTTCTTTATACTCCCAAGTGCAAAGCTTCCGGTCGCCCCCTGTCCAAGGATAAGTAAGTCAGCACCTAATGCGGTGTAAACAGAATTACGGTAGTAGTCCTTCACCTTAGTGGTATCAAACGATTTAGCCCCGGATGAGTTCAGCAGTTCTACTTTAAACAGAGGTTGCTTACTAGCCTCATCATACGCGGTGGGGAGTACAATTGCTGTCTGTTGACCAACTGTGATATTACGGGCCATGTTCTTAAAGGCTTCATAAGTTTCTTTTTGATCTGGCGTAGCATCCTTACCCATGAACTGAGGTGGGATAGAAATGACAGGTAAGCCTTTTAAATCACGGTTGACGCCTTGAGCTTCGATTTCTTCGATTGATGTAAGATACAACCAAGCAGTATAAGCGTCACGTAATGGAGATTTGCCACAAGGATCACCTCTGTGTTTACCTACACGGAACAACATAGCTTTACCATCTTGTCCTAAGCTCAAGATAGGCTTGTCTACCCTACTTGAGTAGCGAGCATACGGGTCTGACATCGGAAAAGATTGCTCTACTCCAAGCAAGTCATTACCGTCTGTACTGAAGATGAATCTGCTGATGGTCTCTTGGTTTCTGATTGGCAGTTTACGCCAGCCGATCTTACCGTCAGTGAACATAGAGCCTTCTTCTTTAGTACGATAACGAAAGACCTTCTCGTGTACACTAAAACCAAACTGATTCATACTCAGAACATCTTTAATGAAATCCTCAAATGGGTGCTCCATATCTTTCATACAATCACGGATGAACTGCGTCTCTTTAAGCTCACGTTTAGTTGGAGATTCTGGTGGAACAACCTTCCATTTAACCTTACCGATTAAACTGTCGTACAATGACAAAGCACTTGCTACACTGGAATGGCCAGCCATGCGTTTGAACGTGTCTACACTACGGGGGAAGATAAGCTCACGCTTGATTTCGTCTTGTGAGATACCACCAAAGATATTAAGCCCGTTATAACCTTGTTCACCCAAGGAGAACGGTTGTGGTTGATCTGATGGTGACAAGGGTTTAACTTGGGTTTTTGTGCTGCGGTTTGCCATTCGGCTCCTTTGGTTATTTTGTGGTATAGTTCTGTCACTACAACGAACTGAAAGGTAAATATGAACTTCAATGAAGCACTTAAACTGCTGAAGAACGGGAAGAAAGTACGTAGGACAGACTGGAATTATCCAGATAGTACCTATGTAAAGTTAAAGGTTTGGTATGAAAAGAACTGGACATACTTGTTCAATTCTTGTGAGTGGGACTCTAAGTACATTGAGTCTTATGGCTTTACATTCGCAGATACTCAGTCTAACTGCTGGGAGGAAGTACTGTGAGAACACTTGGTAAATCACACATTCAAACTCTGTTAATGCTTGTTGCACAACTACCACTTCAACAAACTAAGGTTGAGAGTAAGCTAGACAACGTGTGGTTCGATGAACTCACAGAAGAACCTCAGAAAGTTTACAATAAGCAGATTAAGCGTAAAGCTCAGTGGAAACGTGAGATTAACCCACGTAAGCACTGAGGTTATTACTTAGTCAAAAGTGATTGATTACGTGGGATAAACTTCAGTAATCAATCACAGTTGATTGCTTAGTTGAAACCGAAGGATGCTGCGGTGGAGAGGTCGGGCAGGCTGAAGGAACAAATTTCTTGTGATTTATTCAAGATAGCTACACAGTCTGAGATACAATCGCAAATGTCGTCACGACTACCTTTTAGACCAGTAAATACCTCTGCTTCTTCAAACAAGTCTTTATTCCATTCAGCTTCAACTACTTTTACATAACCTGCTTGTGCAATACTAGCAAAAGGTGCAAAGCGAATCATCTTAGATTTAACTGGTTTTGATAGTCTAACTGTGTAGCCTTTTTCAGCAAGTCTCCTTTGAAGGTCTTTAGCATAAGCACCTGCTTGTGCATTAGGGTCTTGCGGGATAGAAATAATAACATCTTGCCCATCAATCTCCGCTGTATCAAAGATCAACTGTTCGACATTATGAACTCTATCTCTCATACTTACCATATCTTCGATGGTATAGACACTTTGCTTATCCTTGGACATTAAGACTCCACGAGTCCAGTCAGGGTTAGGTGATGCTTCTGATACTTTAGTAAAAGCGCAGTCGTATGCCCTTACACGTTGAGTTGCTTTAGCATTAGGAAACTCAAGCATTTCTACCCACTCTCTACGGAATAGTCCACTAGCCTCTACCCGTGAAAACCAACATCCGTCTAGGAGCTTCTCTTTCTCTATCCTAGGTAAGGACATAAGACGAGAAATATAATCAGGTTGTGCTAAAAGTAGTGGGGGATTGTCCCTACAGGTCGCTGGGATAAAGGTAAACGAACTAATACCTGTTGCATCCCCTGATCCATGAACAGCCTCTGCTTCTTGCCTAGAGTTATACCAAACCATTGTGTTACCTTGGCGAACAAAGTAACGTTCGTGGCCCGCTTTACTATCTATAGGAAGTCCGTTAGAGTCTAGGTAGAAATCTTGAATCCAGTGTCTAGTAAAATGATGATACTCTGGATTTGTACTCAGGAACATCTGAGGTTTGTAATCCACATGGGCGTTTCTCATTCTTGAGAGGAGGTATACAACCTGTGTCTCAGAAAAATCCGTAACTTCGTCAACAAAAATTATTCAGGACAGTTCGTTAGGCTGTCCCCGCAATTAAGCTGCTGTATATCACTATACAGATTAGACTATATCATGTTCCATTTTGGAACTCTATCGTTTCGTATCACTTGATACTACGAGCTTTCGCTCTAGTCGTTAGGCTTATTATGCTTTCGCAATTTAGCACGGTAGGTTGTCTCATAGAGATATTCCCCGTTTAGATAGATTTGCTATGAGTATTACTACTCAAAGGGGCCTGACTTGCGTTAACCCTACAAAAGAATATTGACCACCTTTGTGATCATACATGTTGTTCTCATGCTGCATGTGTGAGAACTTCAATAGCGCCCCATTAGGGAACACAATCTCAGTTTCTCTTGCTCTGATCTTTAAATCAGAATATAAAGCACTATACATACTAACTGCTTCATGCCAGATCGACCCTGGCGCAGTCAGCATTTTTGATGTTCGACGAAACAGAACGCAAGTAGCCCTAGGATGCTGTAAGAAGCGTAAAGCAGTCATCAATAATGTAAACGTCTTACCACTCCCAGCAGCGCCACCTGCGAGTGTTATAGTACTATTGGAATTCAAGATCATCTCTTGTTTTCTACTTGCAGGAGCAAGGGAGATTCGATCCTCCTTTGCAATCTGTTTGTTGCTGTTCTTTTTAACTGTTGCCATCTGGCTCCTTGTAGTTAAGAATATCTCTGACAATATCGTTCTCTATAGACACTGGATAACATTCTGTATGCCCGCTAAACGTGTGAAAGTTTTTCATTAACCGTTTATCAAGATTAAATTCTTTGTACTTTCTGTGTAGCATAGACTCAAATGTCAAAGCTTTATAGCCAGTGTCGAACGGTAAACTATGGACTAATACTGATGTACAACCTGATGTAAGCCCATAAGAGTTCTTGCGCAGTCTTAAATCTTTTGCATAACCAAGTTTCAACCAAGAAGTATCTTCGTGTGTAATTCTATATAGATACACATTACTTGGTCTTACATAGTGGTAGTCACTACACGTATTACAACACCAACGTCCACCACGGACATGATCCATACGTAAATCCTTGATGCAACCACAAGGTAACTTGAACTTCTTGTTTGACTTATCTGTTTTTGTTGGAGAACCGATATACTCAAGTCCTTGTTCTTGCGCTACTGCTTTCCAGACATCTTCTTGGCAACCTGTGCAGATAAATCTTCCAATAGCTACGCAGGGAGCATGAATGTCTCGTTCGTGACCACAAGCATTAAAACGATAACGTCTGTAAGTACCTGCATGATCTTTACCTGCACCCATTAGTGTCAAACCCTTCTCAGCGGCTTCTACAGCCAAGCGTTCTTCATAGCAGACAGGGCATATACTGTCTAAAGTAATACCGCCTGAGAAGTTAGCGTACCTTACATCACGAATATGCCCACAAGCAACTCTCCGTGAGCTGCGGAACTCTACTTGGTTATTTTCCGCTTTACCAAGAATTATGTAACCGACTTGTTTAGCTTGTTCTTTGTACTTATTATTTAAGCACTCTTTACATACAGCATTCTTCATACGAACGTGAGTCATCTGGTAATCAGACCTGTGACCACATTCAGTCCATTCATAGTAAGAGTAACTGGATTGAAGTTTACCGTGATCATCCTGAGCTTTTCCTAGGTACTCTAGTCCGTAAGCAATCGCTTCTTCTTTGTATTGTTTCTGCTTCAACAACGGTTTATCTGAAATCAAACCAGTGAATAACCCCTTACCATTACCTTCGTAATCTTTTAATCTCTTATACAAGTTCTCTCCTTATTAACAGCCTGTTTAACATCCTGTTTAGAAACTAAGGAAAAGCGCAGGAGTATCGCTCTTATCGGTCGGCCAACCTATCCCTCGTTATATCTTCTGATTATACCTCAGTACTACCAATAGTCAATACCTATTAGTACTATAGTTAATCTCTATTCTTTCGTATCTTCTTTAGCCACCGGCTGTACCATAGTAAGACTAAACAGACGTGCTGGAGGATTTTCCTGAAGTGGTTCAACTGACTCTTCATCCTCATCAGCTTCGTCTTTCCCATATAACTCTTTAATTAATCCCGCATACGTACTCATCACTAAGGCACTTGCCTTGATAGCGTTAGCATCTGCGGAATCTTTATCTCCGATAATCTTCAGTGTACGCTGGATAGCCAACGCTTGACCCGGACGTAGTTTCCGCAGTAGTTCCAACAGGTATCTATCTTTCAACTCGCGGTTAAGCGGTTTCTCACGTTTGATTCTTCCGAGTCTATTCACATTAGGGTCGGGATACCCTAGTTCTGCTGTTTTCTTAAAGGCCATAATTCTCCTTATTTATATCATACATGTACATAGAAGCACTCTTTTGAATAAATCTATGTATATGTATGCTTGATGTACATAACCACGGCATATGTTTATAATTGCCGATGAAACGTACATGACTCGCTTATCTCATTAGTGACAGTTACGGCTCTGTCTTTGCCAAGAAGCACAGGATATACCTGAGCTCATGCAAACGATTCACCTAGGCACGAGTACGTCCGTAACCTTATCGCTTAACCAGTTTACGTATATGAATACACGCATTTAGCTTTAGCTGTTACGGACGATGTGCTGTCGGTGTGAATTATTTCTGTGAATAAACGACTAAACAGAGGATTTTCTTATGTGGAATAATAAAATACCAAGAGAAACCTCTGAATGTAGTATTTTCTGTTAGGTAGCACCAGAGAGATTCAAACTCTCACAACCACCGGGAGTGCGTATGAATAACGTACAGTGGTATTCTATCGGCAGGAAACTGTTAGAGCGTCCTTATTAAATCATAGTGCTGTTATTAGTCCTGCTTACTGGATACAGGTGTTAGCTTCTCGTACTAACTAGCATTTCACTACGTCAGCATCATTTTATACTCTGATGCTAATCCCCGAGTCCACGACACTACAAGCTCTAATTGCTTGATGTGGTGAGAACAGTTTTACTCTTGTTCAGGAGTTTCGATGCAACTCAAACTATTGATATACGTTAGGCTCCCAAGTATCTGTACGAATCTAACCATACTAGAATCAGCCGTGTACTCCTCGGTGTATATCAGACCGGAGCTTATAGAACACCTGTAGTACCATATTAGCGAGACTACATACCAAGCACGTTCTTCTGAATTTCACCTTGATTACTCACAGGTCTCTCAGTTGTATCTTAGTGTTCTACTTAAATTCTAATTCCCTCGAATCCGGGGGTTTTAAAACAAGAACTAACACAAGTAGGCGCTCACGGAGACTTTAATTATGGACAACTCGTTGAGTTGAACTTATAGGCTAATGTTTTTAACTAGTGGTTATACATCCACCTGCCTACACCACTTACCAACTACCAGAGTTTGACTTGAGTTAGCAATCTTATTCAATATCCAAACCATTCACACGAAAGAACTCAATGTCATTCTTAAGTGTTCGTGTAGGTTGAATCTCACAGATTTGATCCAGTTTAAAGGCATTGCCACCGGCTAGGCCGTTGTCTTTACCATTGACGTAACGATAAGCTTTATTATCTGAAATTACTACTAGGTTCATTTTGTTTCCTTTAGGTTAAAACCGAAGTATAACACATCTCTACACAGGCTTACCGAAAAGTAAAAGCGTAATCACCTTCATAATCATGCCGCTGTGTAATACCACTTGGATTAAGCATAAGTTCAAGATCACCCACAAGATCATTCACCGTGAATGCCTCAAGTTGTTGTGCAGAATCATTACACACCCTACAAGTGCCTCTAGCTACACTGAAGCGGTTCGTAATAACGCATCCACAGCTAGTGCATTTGTGTGTTTTCTTCTTTGGTGTTAGTTTTGTTTTAATCTCTTGCATATACGGTAGATCAATGTCTGTCCTTGTTATTATTTTATTGGTGTGATGAGTAGGTCATGACCCTACACCTTAAATCTTATGAGGATTCAGTACATCCAATTATACGATCATCACACTGTTTGGTATGCCTAGGTGAACTCGAATCACCAACCTAGAATGTAGAAGATTCTTGCTCTAGTCCAGTTGAGCTATAGGCATGTAATCTGTGCTGCTTACGTTTATGCAGCGTCTGTTAACCAGACCGTTCAATGAGTGCAAGCTCATAGAGTTGGTGCTTCGTCCGTAATTTGCATACGGTTTTAAACTTTACAAGAGTCTTGTTTTAGCTACATAAACTAACAAAGCAAATAGAAGTACACTTAATACAAGATTCTCCACCTTGTAACCAGCAGGTAAACCTGAGTGTGCCGATGAAAGGATTATACCGTATGTTTGAGCATAAATCAAGCCGGATTGTAATTAACCTTACAAGCACGTCTAGAGAACTCATTAAGTGTACTTGTTTTGTTGTCTACTTTATCTCGCTCTTCTTGTGTCATATCTCGGTACTCATAGTCACCATTTCCGTTCTTCTTGTAAGTCTTGTACTTGTAAGAGTCCATGTAGGTATGTGTGCTCTCAACTTTACAAGCTTTAACTCTTACACCATCTTCAAGAACACTAACAAGCCTGTACAAAGCCATACTCGCAGATCGTCCAACAGTAAGAGGATAAGCAAAGTACTCACCTACTTGTACATCTTGATTTATAAAATCTTTCATTTAGTCTTCCTTTAAATACTCAGCAAGTTCTGCTAAGGTCATTGCTCGTAATCGCTCAATCGTAAAAGCCTGTGTAGTCTCAAGCCAATCAAGGTGATCTGAGTAGGCTTCTTTATAGGCTCGTTTACGTTCTTCTCCGATTGACTCAACTAGTACATTGTAGTTCTTACGCACATACCTGTGTGAGCTTATCAGTTGTGATAGTGTAAGTGGTGTATCTTTGTTCCAAGAGTCTCCGTATATTTCTACACTGTAGTCTAGTAGTTCTTTGTTCATTCTGTACACACATCCAAGTAGATAGCATCAAAAGGTGCTTCTTCAAACACAGTAATCCTCTTTTGAATCTGCTGAATTGATGCTTGTTTATATTCTTCCTTATATCGGGATTGTATTTCAATTATTTGATCTTTAAGGTATTCTAAGTGAGAAGCACCTACGTATCCAGAGGCTGACTTAACAAGTTCAATACTATCAACAATACTGCATCCTCCACAGTATGACTCATTAGACACAACATCTAAGTCTGGTAGTTCTAATAGCTTACGTGCTAATTCATGTGATTTCATTCTTTATCCTTACTTGTTTGAACTTGGGATGTTATTCTTGAAGCACCATGCATAGAACAACTTACAGAATACTTCATCATTGATCTGAACGTCTGAACCACTTGCTGTATTTTCAACGTAAGTTGCCTTGTGTAGAGCTGGCTGAAACATACTAAGGTGAGAGCGTACTTCACAAGAATCATTAAGCCTCATGAAAAGCTCACTTGTACTTGAACAGACTCTAGAGTTAATCTCTTTAAGTTCTTCTTGGTACTTAGGTAGAACCTCTTGGCAGTACTGAATTACGTGTTGTGCTTTCATATTGTTCCTTTAGTTATTTAACACACAAACCATAAGCTTGTACAAAGGTATCACCTACTTGGTTACGTCCGATAACAGCAGCTTTCTTCTCACAAGCATAAGGATGCTTAGAGCCACACTGAGACTTGTACACAGGACAACCAGCAGCTTGCCATTTGGTTAGAGCGTTAGCTGTTTGTGTAGACTCTTCTTTGCGTTGTTCTGAGGATACCTCAATGTAAACAAACAACTGGATAAACACTAGCATTAGGGCAAATGAGAAAGCCTTCCAACCTTTGTACTTTCCAAGAGCATCTGAGAAAGAAAAGAACAGTAAAGAAAGTGAACCTGTTGTAATTACAACCAAGGCAATTGTACCTAATAGTTTAGCAATGATGACTAGAGTTTCCATGAATAGCCTTTAAGTTTAAAAGAGCTTAGTGTAGCACACTTCATGTAAGTCTTACCTTATTGTTCTCTTATCTTATTTAGCTAAGATTACAACCTATGTTAAACATAAGTACTAACCTAAGTTATAAACCTAGTATTAGGTTGCTTCTAGGAAATTTAGAGTCAGTTACCCTTTAAGGAGGAAGTGACTACACAGCGTAGTATTCCATCCCTAAAGAATAAAGAAACTAAGTTCCTAGAAGATTGTGCTTCTGAGGTTCCTGACCAGTGTTCCCATCAGCACAGGTGCCTAAGCCGCCGTACTGATGCCCTTTGCATTCACTGAGTAGATGTTGTGTCTACTGTTTGTTAGCTGGGAGTATTCGAGAGATTTAGCTCGTAGAGTGCTTACGCTTGTCTAGCGGAGAGTTATGAACCGCATGTGTACAACGAACTACATCGTTGCCTAAGACCTCTGTACCCATGAGTGCGATTATTACACACGGAAGAACGAATGTCAAGTGTTTGTTTAGTTCATTTGTTAAGCGTAAGACCAAAGACAACGACCCAACAGGGTTGTGTCTCCAGAGGTCTAACTTGCGGTATAGTTCAGTTTTAACAAAGGAACCTATGAACATCTTCCGTAAACCACTGTAGAACCTACCAGAACGCCTCAGGATCGTCCGTAACACCTGTAGTAATACCAACGTAGCCTCTTGGGTTTAAATCGCTCTTAGGTTGTTTAAACGGTTCTTGGCTTATCTCACTTAAAGTTATAACTTGGTAGATTCTGTGGTACACTCTAGACGAATAAACACGATAGACTACAGAGTCTTGCGATTAAACGAAAGGACTTATGAAAACTTACACAGACAAAGAACGATTAGATTTCTTAGACAATAATTATTACCATAGAGAGAAAGATGAATGGGACATGGGTATCACAAAAAGAGATATGTGGGTGATGTTCGTACCAGAGGGCACTCAAGGTGACTTTAGGGATAAAGTCGATGCTATGATGGATGCAAGATTTAAATAACGAAAGGACAACCAAATGAACCAAGAAAAGACCAAACATAAATTCCACGAGGTACTCAAGTGGATTGCTGATGGTGAGTGCATTGAGTACAAGAATGGCTTTAACGAGTGGGTTTCGACACTTAATGAAAATGTGCTCAGTGCAGTTGCATGTGCAGGAAACTCCTACTGTACTATAGATCGTTTCCGTGTCAAACCAAAGATCACCACAAAAACAATCTCTGGAACTTTCTTCTTACGCTGTGTTACACATGGTTCAGGGCAGGATTCTAGTGAAGTTAGACTTGAGACATACAATGAAATCAAGTCAGAAGATTTCTTAGAATTAGGTGGAGGTCTAGTACGAATTGTCTCAGATGAGTGGTACAATGAGCTTATCAGTTGTAAAGATCAGCTTGATAAACTTAAATTTTAACTAAAGGAAACTAAAATGACAGAACAAACCAACAATCTACCAGAAGCTCCTACCTCTGTGGTAATTCAGGCATATTCAATCTTCGAGTACACACAAAAAATCGAAGAAGCTATCTCTGAAGGCTACAGCTTTAAGCTACTGACGAACGAAGGTACTCCACAGAAGTTCGGGTTTCATTACGAGGTTACAATGTACAAGAAAGAACCAAATAAAGCTACAACAGATGCTGATTTGATGGCCCTTGATACCTCAATGAAAGATGCATACACAGATGTAAAACCAATCGTTCAACCACAGAAACAACGTGGACGACCTTCTACGAAACAATAAGCAGAACAACACAGGTTATCACTCGGTAGCTTGTGTTAACTAAGGAACACAATGAGTACTGACAAATTCTTACGCAGAGTATTCGTAATAATCATGGGTGCTGCCAGTTTTAGTGCTGTACTCGGTTGTTTATTTCTTGCTTATGCTTTTTATAAAGCAATACAACAACATGGAATGTAACGAAAGGAACACAATGAGTAACTTACGAATTATCGAACTAGAACAGCAATTGAAACGCAGAGATGAGCGACTAGCAGAGATTGAGACTAAGGTATCCTATTTGTTAAGATATGATCTTGGTTATTTTGGAAACGAACATTACCAAATCGAGCATGACGTTTGTGGTGATTACTTTAAAATCAAAGATGTACTAAATTGCTTCAAATGAGAAATACAAAAGAACGACTAATCGAAGTAACCACACAGATTGACTTGTGTTTAACCGCTGTTAAGAGCCTTGACAACAAACAGCAAGAACTTCGTAACTCACAAGCTGTAACGAATGATTTATTGTACGAATTAACACTAGAACGTGATAAACTACTGAAACTACTGAAACAACAACAAAAACTCAAAGAGAACACTAAATGAACACACGAAAAACCCTAAAAGAAAAGTACGATAAACTCCAGTTGAAACAGCAGTTGCTTTTCGACAAACAAGCCTTGCACTACGCGAAGTACACAGACGCTTATACCGAAAGCTTGCACATGAGTACAGAGCTAAGTAAACTAGAGGAAGAACTTAGCAAGATTGATGAAATGGGTTACACTACGCAGATGGATTTGTTCGAGGATACTAAATGAAACACCTAGAACAAATGTTAATCCTAGGTATGCACGTACTAGCTTACCTTGTGGTATTCTTCGTAGCGTTAGTCTCGTACTTAATCATCGGTGTTGTATGGCTGGTGTTTCCGGTGTATGCGTGTGGTGTTGTACTTAAGGTACTCTGGTGTAAAGCTAGTGTTAAACTTGAGTATTTATTTAAACGTGGAAAATAAGGGTTGGTATGGAAATTATCTTTTACATTTTGTTTTTGTGCTTCTTGGTTTATATTTACTTCTTGCCAAGTATCATCGCGTCTAAGCGAAACCACAAGAATGGTTTACCTATTGCTCTGTTGAATTTGTTTCTAGGTTGGTTGTTTATTCCATGGGTTGTAGCACTGTGTTGGAGTTGTTCAGTACAGGACGTCAAGAAGTAAACAACATAATGAAAGGTTTACAGAAAAATGAAACTAACTAAAGATAAACAAATCGAGGCACTCACACTGAGTATCCAGCAGTTACTCCAAAAGAACACTGAGTTGAAAACTCAGGTAGAACTGTTGAAAGAGGATGTCACATTCAGTTACAGGGACGGTTATGATACAGGTTATGAAGATCGTTGTGACGAAGGTTCGCTATGAATAATTTCTTTTACGTTTACACAACAGAAGATCACGAAGGTACACCCGTGGATTTACTCTGCGAGCTAGAGTACGAAGAACCTGAGATTGGTTCACGACAGAATGGCCTTCAGATGGAACCGGACTACCCTGCGAGCGTAGCCCTTATGGATGCTAAGATTGAGAACATCAGTGTGTACTTTCTGTTAAGCGATAAACTCATTGAGGCTATTGAGCGAGAAGCTTTGATTAAGACAGAACAAACGTGGTATGACTACGAAGACTAAACAACAGAAAGGTAAACTAATGCAAGTAATTAAATTTCAAGCCCCGTGGTGCCACCCTTGTAAACTACTAGACGCACAGTTGAAACGACTATTTCCACTGTTGGAAATCCAGAAGGTTAACACCGATGAAGAACGTCAACTAGCTGTGCAGTACAGCATCAGGAGTATTCCTACGTTGATCTTGTTGGATGAGATGGGTGAAGAGTACAAGCGATTGACCGGGAGTGTAACGGATGCTAAACTGAAGGAGTTCTTTGAATGAGTGCAATCAATGAGCATACTGGTGATTCACTTGTAAGCAAGTCCTCAGAGAAGTACCGTGATAATTACGATAGTATTTTCAGGAAGAAACCACAAGGTTATACACGCAGTCATCCACATGAAGATATGAGCGAAGAATGTGTGGGACTTACGGTAGTTGCACGAGAGAACTGTAAGGAAACCTTACGTGGACTATAGAGATAATGAAGTGTGGCTTATGCAGGGTGATTGCCTAGAAAGAATGAAAGAGATTCCAAGTTGTTCTGTGGATTGTGTAATATGTGACCTTCCTTATGGGACAACCAAGTGTTCTTGGGACAGTATCATCCCTTTTGAAGAACTGTGGAAAGAGTACAAACGAGTAGGTAAAGACAATTGCAGTTTTATTCTGTTTGGGACAGAACCTTTTAGCTCTATGCTTAGATTAAGTAACCTGAAGTATTTTAAGTACGATTGGATATGGCATAAGTCAAAGTGCGGAAGTGCATTTACGTCTAAGTATAGACCACAACAAAAGCATGAAACTATCTCTGTGTTTGGTAAAGGTAAGATACCATATTATCCACAGATGCTTGAAGGAGAGCCTTACTACAGAAAACGGAAAGCTCACTCAGGTGCACAACCTAACAATCATAAGCTAGGTGTTACAAGTGAATCAGAGACTATGAATACAGGTTTTAGATACCCTGGAACTGTTCAATACTTTCAACAGAAATGGCGGAGGCAAGACCAAGTACACCCTACGCAGAAACCCGTAGAACTGCTTGAGTACTTAGTTAGGACATTTACCAAAGAGACTTGTACAGTCTTAGATAACACAATGGGTTCAGGAACTACAGGTATTGCGTGTGCTAGCCTTGATCGTAAGTTCATCGGTATTGAACAAGATGAGAAGTACTTTCAAGTAGCTAAGGAGCGTATCTTAGGGACAACTGATGACACAAACTAAAGTTCAATCCTTCGTAGAATCCCTAGCTAACACATCAGTCGGCTTTGGGATTAACTACTGCGCTAACCTAGTAGTTTTACCTTGGTTTGGATTTCAGGTTAGCTACAGTCAAGCAGCACTAATGGGAGTTGTCTTTACGGTTATCTCTGTAGTGAGAGGGTATGCTACGCGAAGATGGTTCAATTGGATGACCCACAAAGTAGATTTGAATGATACTAAAACTTAAGGACTATTAAAGGAACACAGTGAAAGCAAAAGAATACAATGATATAAAATGGGAAGACATATTTTACCTAGATAGTGCTAGTCCTAGTGGGTTAAAAAGAATAAAAGAAGTAAGAACTCCAAACGGTGGTACAAGACATTTAGCCAATGCTAACGTAGGTTGTAAGGCTTACACTTTAAATGGAAAGCCTTACGGTTGGAAATTAAAGATAAATAAACAAGCCTATACAGTACACAGAGTGATATGGGTTCTACTTCACGGGAGTATAGATATAAACTTAGTTGTAGATCACCTTGACGGGAACCCATTTAACAATAGTATTAACAATCTATCCTTAAAGACAATTAGACACAACAATCAGAACCGTGCAATGTATATAACTAATACAAGTAATCATGCAGGGGTTTCTCTAAGGACTAGAACCAAGAAAAACGGAGAACATTACTCTTTTTGGACAGCATCTTGGGATGATGGTAAAAAGCACAGTAAATTCTTCTCTGTAAATAAGTATGGGCACGACTTAGCTAGAGATATGGCGATTTTAACCAGAAAAGAAGCTATTAAACTATTGAACTTGAGAGGACAGATGTACACAGATCGGTCGGAGATACTTCAACAGGAAGTTACGTAAGGTAAAGTAGGATTTATCCTTGGTTTTCTTAGGTTTACTACAGGAATCCAAGGGTTTATCGTAGTTTTATGCTAGAATTTACATTTAACAAAGGAATATATGACTCAAGACAAGTGCAAGACCACAGGTCTAGCTAAGGAAGAATTACTCGAAGAACAACAGAAACTCACCGTAAGAGTACGTGAGTATACATCAGAGGCTCAGAGCCTACGTAGACGCCTATCGCAGACAAAGGATGAACTTGAGGTTGTCTTGGATGAACTAGAGTACTACTTGAGTGAGCAGACTAAGGTCAGAGGTATGTTGGAGGGCTTGGGATGAAACCTAAGAATAACGTCTATAACGACCTAAAGGAAATCTCCAAGGAAGCTCGGGAGGAATTCCAAGTGTGGAACCGACAAGCAGCACAATATGCTCTAGGTGATTATAATACTGCGTTGTGTACGTGGTTTGCTTGTAAGAGTTATCAGGAGTACAAACAGAGTTCAAAGGAGAAAGAATGAAATTCGCTAATGATTACCTAAAAGAACTGCTAAGGGTACAAGTGTGCAAACTTGAGTTTAATCTCAGTCACAACGACCAATGGCACTACCCGTTGGGTGAAGAACCACAGGTGATTAACGGACGCATCTGTATGAGTATTTCGTTCGAGACTAACTGTGTTATCTCTGGTAGTACTTACGGTAGTATCAGGGTAGTACAGTTCGAGGAAGAACCAAATGGTAGAACTTGGAGTTATAAATGCTTGTGTTTACAGGGTAAAGAGACGAGTGAGCTGATTAGTTATTTAGGTGGGAGGGAAGAATGACACCAGAACAGACACTGATGTATAAACAGAGTTTACTTAGTGCTGTACGTAAGCAAGAAAGCACATGCTTAGGGTTACGTAAGAACATCAAGAGACTACAGGATGAACTTACATTAGAACTTGCTATACTTGAGGATGTACAGAGGGAAATTAACGAGTTGAAGTAGTGTTAGAATACAGTCTTAATTAAGGAGAACAAATGACAACAGCACTTACAGAAGTAACAATCACACCTAGAATGATGGCTGAAGCCTTCTGGGAAATGGCTTCTGATGAACAGGTAGAGTTCTTCCTTGAACTTTCAAGAGTTATTAAAGAAGATCAGGCTAGTGGAAATAACGGTGCTTACTCTCAAGGAGAGTTACAGTGGTACTACACAGGTAACGATCTTTCAAAGACTGAGAACAAAGAAGCTAGGAGTATGCTTATGTGCATGGCTGCACCGTTATACTTGAGTACGCTAATGTTTACAGGAGATTAATATGAAAATCAAAGTTAACCACATCGAAGATAAAGGTATCTATCACTTCAGCCTACCACAAGGTACGTACATCATTAACGGAGAACGTCTTGTAATAGAGACTTATGCAGCCCGTGAAATGACTTCAAGCAAACTTCCAGTAATTCAGAAGGAAAACAAAAGCACTAATCTTACACATTATGAGAGTACAACTGGAGAAATTCTTTCGGTACAGGATTACAACAATAAAATTAATTCATTGTGTTTAGATGTAGATGAACAGGAATTCAGCACTCTTGAGTTAGAATACGAATACAAGAAGTTCATTCGTGAGTACACACGTAAGTACGAAAGTACCACAACACTAGAGGATGTTGAGCTGGAGGTTCAACGTGTAATGCTCGACACAGGCTCTAAGTACATCACTTCGATGTTCTCTGTGGACTCTAATGAACCGCTGTTGTGTAAGTTCAACCGTTTAGGTCTGCAATCTGATACACTTCGTCTGTGGTGTTCCGAGAACAATATCCCAGTGGATATTCCTACGCACTCAGGTTTGAAGTACGTTAAGATCAACGGTAATTACGTCTTTACAACAGAGCGCAGTGGTATAGCTTATGATGAAAGGTTCCCAGTACAGACGTTGGCTCTTGATGGTGCTTTAGCTATGGAGAAGGCAGTACGTGAGGATATTATCTCTGTGCTTAAGAGTACGATTACCCCTGTGAGTTCTCTGAGTGATGTTATGCTTAGTTCAGTACAAGAGAAGCTTCAAGGGATTATATCCTTAGCACAACAAGGAAAGACTAAGTATCTTACGGATATTGTCAAAGAGGCTAAGGCACTAAAGGAACTACTGAAGGTTAAGGGATGAACCAAACTAAAGAACAAATCCTAAGAGAAATATACTGGTTACTCCCAAGTAAGAAGTCTTACAAGCACGGACGGAGTTATTTCCAAGGAGAAGGTCAAGAGTTAGACGAGGCTAAGATTGATGGCTGGAACAACTGTAGGGATGAGATTAGAGGTATTCTGGAGGATTACTACAACAAGACTAAGAAAGAACAGATAGAACTCCTGAACAAACAAGGACAGGATTGCACAGAAAGGCACATGCAGAATGAAACATGAATAACTTGCAAACACAACTAAACAATCTATCTGAACTAGGCAAAACATCGAGAGAGTATCAACTTGTTCTTGCACGAATCAAAAGCACAGCTAGTAAGCTCTTGAGCGAATCCAGCACAAAGGTGCTACCTTGTAGCTCTGAGGTGCACAGGGAGATTCTAGATAGCTTAGAGGATTGTTTTAACCCTGAAGTTGACATTAGCATGTACTTTGTTGAGTTTGAGAGTACATTAGATAGTGTGTTGTACCGTGAGTTCATCAAGGTATCTGTACGAGATAATTTACGTACTGAGTGCTTCTCAAGAGGACTGAATGTGTTCTATGTTAAGATGCTTTCAAGGGTTAGTACCTTGCGTAAACTACGTGCGTCACTTGAGGTACTACAAGGTATGCTAGAGATGAAAGAAAATATCGAGTACCTGAAGAAAGACGTCAAGGTACAGATGGTTTATCCTTTGGAGTTACTCATGCAGAACACAAAGCTACGTGAAGAACAAGAAAGGATGTACGGAGTATATACACAAGACGATGAAGAAATTGGGTTGTACTTGAAGTACCGTAAGCTCAAAGAAGATGGTGTGTCGCTAAGAGACAGTGCTGAGATTCTAGGGATGACCAAGAGTTCACTCCAGCGGTTAGCTGCTGGGTTTACTTCTGAGATTCAAAATAGTAACTGCGTTAGGTTCACTGCTGAATAGTGTCCCAGCTTTTGTCCCAAAGTACCATCGAAAACAGGCACTTGTCTATAGAGAACTCGGGGTATTACGTTTGTACAACCTAAGCACAACCTAAGCACAACACAGGTACTAAGCTATAAGGAAATAAGACTAAGAAAGAATAAACTAAT